CAGAAAAAATGCCGGAAACACAAAAAACAGACGCACAAAATTTAGCCGACGCAGTTTCTTATGTAAAAACTGTTTTATGAATAACTTGAAATGATCAAGATACTATTTTGTGAATTTATATTCAAAGTGCCGTTTCAAAAATTTATGAATTGACTTGAATTGATCTTTTGCAACTTTGAGCAGTTGAAAAGAAATTCGACGGGGCTTGACAAAGAATTTTGTTTTTGCCAAAATATGTTGAAGAATTAGAAAAAGTGCAGTATAACGCAAATCAACGGGGGAATGCAGAACGAACAGATTTTGAAGAAAATTCTTATTTGTTGAAAGACGATTGACAGCTTGTTTTCAAAAATAACTTGCCAAGATGATTTTGAAATATTTTAGTTGAATTCAAATATATTTTTTCAGATTTTGCGTCAATTCCAAGAAGCCTTGCAGATCTGAAACTTGCACTTGCTTTATTGGTTGGAAATATTCAATCGACGCAAGAAACAACTTGATATTCAAGCGAAAGCGTTTCTTGAACTTCAATTACTTTTGACAAAACGACGATGACAAGCAATGTTATAACTTTAATCGATAAATATAAAGTTTTTGCATTATAAATAAAAGATCATGACAAAGTTCAAATTAGATTATTATACAGGAACAGTCAAGCGTTTAGTTTATTCGGTTGATAGTTCCGGAAATTCAAAATCAAGTTATATTAGCACATGAAATAGTGCGAAATGATATTTGTCGCCTGCGTCTTCAAATAATTCAGACGTTGGTCTTGATAGATATTGACAGATCCGAAATTTCGAGTGCAACGCACCTTTTGATATAAGAGAAAGCGACATTTTGACAATTGACAACGTCGATTATGAAGTTAAATCTTTTGCACATGTAAAAGGAATAAGGATTGACAGAATTCGCGTGGTTTTAGTTTTACCAAAAAATGAATAATGGTTGATATTGAACGAAGCGAAAAACAGCTTGAACAGATTTACGAAACATTTTGATCCGACGCCGTTCAATGAATTCTTGACCGTTCAATTAAAAAATCTATAATTCTATTAGAAAGATACGCAATACAGGAAACACCAACGGATCAAGGGCGTTTGAGAAATGATTTCCACACAGAATTCAAGAAATCGTGGGGACGCTTATTTAATCCGACAAATTACGCAATTTATGTCCACGAATGAACCCGCCCGCATTATGCACCACTTGATAAAATAACGGGGTGGGCTTTACGTCATTCAATGAAGCCGTGAGCCTTGCGACTATCAATTGCAAGAAAAGGAACAAAAGCAAATCCATTTATGGATCGTGCAGTTGAAGAATGAGACAAAGAAGTTGACGAAATATTTTCAAAAGAAATTGATAAATTCTTTTATGATATATTCAAATAATCATGATAAAAATTCAGAATGTTAGAAATGCAATAAAAAGCAAACTTGAAGCATTAACGGGGGAAAATAAAGTTTTCGTTCAAGCGTCAAATTATTTTACGCAGAAAGCAACTTGATTTCCTTTTGTTATGTTCGAGCCAACGGAAATGTCGAGCGTTTATGCAGATACAGCAAACAATTACAGAAATTTTATTTTTCAAATTGTGATTGTTCAAGAGATGAACCAAATTACCCGTTGACAAGCAATGGACATTTTATTAAATTGTTTCGAACAAATGATTGACGCATTTGATCAAGATTGGACGCTTTGATGAGTTGTGCAACAAGTCGACGCAACGAATGGAGAATTCGGGGAAGTTGACATGGAAAAATGACCGTGCTTGTATTTATCAAGCAATTTGAGTTGTCGCGTTTTAGTTCCTATTTCATAAAATCATGAAAAAAGATTACAAATTTTTTCCAAGAGAAAAAGACAGAAAACCGGAAATAATCGACGAGCCGGAAGAAAACACAAAAGACGTTGAAAAAGAACCAAAGAATAATAATAATTGAAAAAAGAAATCCTTTAATTCCAAAAAATAAAAAAATGGATTGGATCAAAAATATTAAAAATATATTTTCGTCAAAAAAAGCCTTTGTGGAAACGACTTGAAACTGAATTGAAGATTGACTTTTTGTTGATCTATTAAATGAATATTCAAGCCGTGATTTACATAAACTTTCAAAGACGGATTATTTGAATTTTTATAAAGGGCGGTGCTTTGTAGCAATTTCAACAATTGCACAATCAGTCGCACAATTGGATCGTCAAGTTACGGATTGAAAAGGAAAACCAATAAATGATCCTTTACTTGATTTAATTTCAGATGAATTCTTATTGAATATTGTCGCCTACATGAAATTAAACGGTGGGGTTTATATTCGAAAAAATATGGTTTGAAATAAAGTTGTTGATTTGCAGATTTTACGTCCGGATTTAGTCCACGCAATTCTGAATGATAGCAAAACAGAAATTGATCATTACGAATACGCATATTCACCAAATAAAAAAAGACGTTTTGAAAAAGAAGAAATTATTTCAATTCAAAATTTCAATCCGCGTTTTCCTTACCCTTTGAATATTGAATGACTTTCAGACGTTCAAGCAATAGCAACAGCAATTGACGCAGATTATCAAGCGTCAAAATGGAATTGGAAATTCTTTTATAATAACGCAAGCGTGGACGGAGTTCTTGAAACAGAACAAAACCTTTCGCCTGAAAATGTCGAAATAATCCAAAATAAACGAGATCAAAAATACAGATGAACTGAAAATTCACATAAAATCTGAATATTAACAGGTGGCTTGAAATATAAACCAACAAATCCAAGTCAAAAAGAAATGGATTTCGTAGAAAGTCGCCGTTTTAATCGTGATGAAATATTAGGATTTTTCGGAGTTCCAAAAGCAATGGTTTGACTTTGAGAATGAAGCGGTGCAAATCTTAATGTTAGAGCTTTTGAACAAATTTTCGCAAGCAAGGTTATTAAACCGCTTGCAAGAAGAATTCAACGGGTTCTGAATTATGAGTTATTTTGAGAATGAAAACGATTTGAATTTGTAAATATTGTTCCAAGCGATCTTGAACAAACACGTCAAGACCGGCTTGCAAATTGAATGACATTAAACGAATTCAGAGCAACCAGAAATTTGCCACCATTAAAAGACGGTGATAAATTAAGGAGTGCTTACATTCTTTGAATAGGTGGTGCCGGATCTGACGCAGGAAATGAAGAACAAGAAATTATAGATCTTGACAAAGAAGTTTAAAAACCAATCATGAAAGATTTGGTTTTGAAAAAAAAAATTGATTGAATAATTGAAAAGAATGTTAAAGAAAAGATCCGTTGAACCGAAGAATATAATCAAAAATATTGGGAACAGAAAATGGAAAGGAATAACAAATTTGATCAATTATATTTGGACAAAATTGAAAAGATTTTCGCAAAACAAGAAAAAGAAATTCTTTCAGAATATAAAAAACGATACAAAGAAAATGTGACTGAATGAAAAGCAATCAAGGTTGATAAAAAAGCAGAAATGAAATTTCCTTTATTATCGATCGAAAAACGAGCCTTGATTTATTACCAATTCTTAAAAGATACGCAAAATGAACTTGTGAAAACCGAAGCAGAACAAGCACTTATTGAAGTTTGACTTGATCAAGATTTCGAGATTTCCGCAACATTAGAAAAAGAATTGATGAAAAATATTGAAAAATTCGCATGATCGATTGATACAGATACAAATAAAAAATTGCAGACAAATTTTGAAAAGATCCTTGCAGAATGACTTTCATTTGATCAATGAAAAGATCTTTTGCTTGATACATTTTCAGAATTAAAAACAAGCCGTGCAGAATTGATCGTGAGAACGGAAACAGTCCGTGCATGAAATCGGGGTTCTGAATTATGACGAAAACAAAGCGGAGTGGTTGAAAAAAAACAACGATATACTGCACTTGATGAAAGAGTTTGTGAATTTTGTTGACCGATGAATTGAAAAATAATTTGATTAGGGGAAAATTATTTCGATAAATGAAACGTTTTGATTGGGGCGAATGGTCACGAATTGAAACTTGATTATTCCGCCACGCCTTACCCACCATTGCACCCGAATTGCCGTTGCGTAATTCTGCCGGTGATTGAATAAAGTTTTAATTATTAAAAATATTAAGTATGGAAAAAACCTTTTGACAAGACAAAATCGTTTTCAAAGAAACAATAAACATGAAAGATCGACAAAAGATTTCTTGATTTATTAGAAAACGAACAGAAGACAAAGACGATATGCAAATGACGTTTGACATTTTTCCGGTGCGGGTTATTTCGATAAACTGAAACGCAGAAATGACAGACGAACAAAAAAAAGAATGGATTGAAAACTTGACGGATCTTGAAATGTTCAAGGAAATTTGAGAAACTATTTGAGAATTACAGCAGAAAGCAAGCGGAGTTGACGAAAAAAAAAAGACAGAATTAGTTTCGAATTCGACAAATTGAACAACACCGGAAAATTAAGTTCCTACGATCCGGAAATTATAGAAATATTATTTCTTGAAAAATACCACCGGACGCATGAAGAATATTTGAACACCCCGAAATCAATAATCGATTTAATGTTATTGAAACGGTGATCCGACGCAAAAGCAGAAAGAAAAAATCACAAATCTTTATCAATTAAAAAATAAAATCAATGGCGTCTTCAAAGGTTCTTGAAATTATAGTGAAAGCAAAAGACGAAGCGTCAAAATCTTTTGACGAGATTTCGAAGACTTCAAAAAAACTTTCAGATAGTTTAAAGAATGTAAAAAAATATTCATGAATTGCAACAACTGCCCTTGTTTGATTATGAACTGTTATGGTGAAGCAAGCGACAGACATTGAGCCGGTGAAAAATGCTTTTGAAGATTTAACAAAAAGCGTCGGTGAAAGTTCGACAGAAATGTTAAATGAATTAAAAAAAGCGTCAAAAGGTGCAGTTTCTGAATATGATTTAATGTTGTCCGCGAATAGATCTTTGAAATTATGAGTTGCAGACAATACGGAAGACATGGTGGATTTAATGAAAATTGCGAGATTATACGGACAGCAAATGGGACAAGACGTAACGCAATCTTTCAATGATATAGTAACGGGACTTTGAAGATGAAGTCCAATGATCCTTGACAATCTTTGAATAATAATTGATAGTGAAAAAGCATACGAAGAATACGCAAAAACGCTTTGAAAAACTGCAAGCGAATTAACAAAACAAGAAAAAACGCAAGCGTTAGTAAATGCAACTTTGATCGAGTGAAGAAAAGCACTTGATGAATTTTGAGAACCTGCACAAACAATGGGGGAAAGGTTAGCAGAATTGAAGAATTCTTTTACTGAAATGTGAACAAAAATCTGAACTGCATTATTACCGGTTTTAGAAAAAGTCTTGACTAAAATTCAACCAATTGTTGACAAAGTTGTGGATTGGATCAATGCAAATCCGGAACTTGCTTCAAATATCTTGATTGCAGTTACTGCAATTTCCGGTTTGGTTTTTGTTCTTTCAAGCGTTGTTCCTGCCGTCACGACGGTGATCGGGATTTTTTCGACAATGTGAACTTTTATTACTTCAACTCTTATTCCTGCAATTTGATGACTTTCAACAGCAATCGGTGCAGTTTGATTAACTCTTGCAGTTTGGGGATTACGGGAATGACTTTCATGGTTAGAAGAAAAGATTATTTCAACAGACGAACAGATCGCTTTGTATCAAGAAGCAATCGCAATGTTAGATATTCAATTACAGAATTGAACGATTACGCAAGAAGAATACAATAAAAGAGTTGCAGAATATCAAGTAAAGATCCAGGAAGCCGACGCAAAATCAAGAACTTTTGGTTGATATTTGAAAAATGAATTCAACGAAACCTTGCAAATGATCACTTTCAAGAATGGAAAATTTAACGAATGACGGGAAGCAACAAAAACTTTAATGCAAATGCTTTGGGAGTGGTTCGGAAAAGTTGCAGACAGAATTCAGAACGTTTTTGTTTCTGCACTTGACGCAGCAATCGATAGGTTGCACCAATTACGGCGTGCAGCACAAAAAGTTGGGGCGAATATAAGTTGAACGGTGCAAAGTGCTTGGAGTTCCGTCACAAGTTATGTTTGATGATTTTTCGCAGATTGATGACGTGTTTCTTGAAACGTGCCAATTGTGGTTGGTGAAGAATGACCAGAACTTTTCGTTCCAAATACTTCATGAAAGATTATTCCAAACGATGAGCTTTGATGAAACAGCGTAACGGTGAATGTAAATTTCGGGGGCGTTGCAATAAATAACGGAATGGACGCTACGGATCTTGCGAATACTGTTTCAGATATTATAACAAGAAATCTTGAACTTTACCAAAAAGGTGTTTATTAAATAATAAAATAATCAATGCCAAATCTTGCACAATTTAATCAGAACTTATTGAATAGCGGTGGAGTGATCCTTTGAGCCGGTGGAATTTCTGACGACATAATTTTCAATGATTTTTGATTACAGAACCAATTTTTCGTAACAAATAAAATCAATTTCCGAAACATGCCGTCGATTGATCTTTTGACTTATTCAAACCCGAAAAATGACGGGGGTGGAGTTCTTGACCGCTTCTATAAAGAAAGATCAATTCAGATTGAATGAACAATTCTTTGAACTGACGCAGTCGATATTGAAGCGAAAATTGACGCAATGAAAAAAGCATTGTCAATCAAAACTTGATATTTACAAATGAAAATTGCTTGAAAATATAGACGTATTTTGTGTTCTTTGACGAATTCAGATATAATAAATCGTGAACATTACGACGTAAATCGTGGAACATATAAATTAAAATTTACAGCCCTTGATCCGTTCCGAAGCGAAAAAGAGTGGACTTCGAAACTTTATTCATGAGTGAACGCAGATATAAACGAAGACATAATGAACGAATGATCCGAATATTCAAATCCAATTATAAATATTTTAGTCAATTCTGCGTCGGGCGTTTCAACTTTGAAAAATAAGATCGGAGAAAATGAGTTAGTCGTTAATCAATCTTTGAACCCGTGAGATATTTTCGAAATAAATTCAATTGCAAAAACCGTGACAATCAACGGAAATTCAATTGATTTTTCTTGAAGATTTCCAAATTTTGCGAGCGGAATAAATACTTATTCAATGGATTGTGATTGAACTTTTGATTTTGACATTGCAATTTTATTTCCTAAGAATTATTTGTAATGCCGGAAGCCACAGACGTAAAGATTATTTGAACCGTTGCCGTTGGGGAAACTTTAACGGTGCAGTATTCCTATACTTGAACAAATCCGGAGTGAGCGACAGAATTTCAACGATATAGAAACGGTGAAGCAATTTCCGGAGAAACAACAAATTCTTATATAATAAAAATAACGGATCAATCTTGCGACTTGATCTGTGCAGTCGCACCGGTTGACGATCAAAATAATGTTGGAGAAATTGCATATTCAGAACCATTGACAATTGAATTATATTCAGAAGAAATAAAACCGATTGAAAAACAATATATAGTAAAATTATATGATCAAGACATGAATTTTCTGAAAATAATTCCTGCATGAATAATAACAAGAGACATAACAATTAAAGAAACAATTGACGCTTGACAATGAGAATTGACGCTTGACGTAAATTTGCCAATTGATACAGATTTCTTTTCAAATGCAATGTTTGTTAAAGTCTATGTCAATAATTCACAATGAATGCAAGATTTCTTGATTTATACTTGACAGATAACGCAAGTTCAACGCCAATTTTCGAATAATCAAGAAAACATAAGAATTGTTTGTTTGTCTTTGTGGGCTTTAATGTCAAACGTAATTTTGAGAAATCCGTCCGGTGATCCGACTTTTTCGAAAACATGAGATCCGGCGGACATTATGAAATTTATTATTGATTATTTTTCAAGTATTTACCCTTGATTGATCAGCTACACTTGATCAAGTATTGAAAATTATGGATCTTCAATAACAATTGAATTTGACAAAATATCTTGTCAAAAAGCAATTGTAAATTTAGTTCGTGGTTTACAATATCATTCTTTTATTTGAGCCGACGGGATGGTTTATTATAAACCAAAGCCAAATACAGCTACGCATTTATTGACATATTGAAAAGACATAGTTCAATTAACAATTCCGGAAGATACAGAAAATATTGAAAATGTGGTTCAAGTTTCCTATTTGATTGATAATGTTGAATATTTTACAAGCATTGTTTCGGATCAAGACAGCGTTGATAAATACATGCACAAAGAAATAATCGTTGAACGTGCAGATCTGAAAGATGAAGCAAGTGCGAATTTATATCGTGACGAATATTTGCAGAAGAACAAAGACGCAAAAAATAATATTACGCTTGTTGTTAATTCTTTATATGATATTGAATATATGAAGCCGGGAGATACGGTGAAAATCAGAAATCTTTGACTAAATATTGAAAACGCACAAATTCAGAATATTCAGTATAAATACGAACAATGCAAATTGACGTTAGAATATTACACAACCATTTGACAACAAATATTTAATTCGTAATATAAAATCATGAGATACGATCAATTCATATTAAAAAATAACGTTTTCGCAGAACTTTACGCACCTATTTCATCACTTGCGACGACGCTTCAAGTGAAATCATGACAGGGTGCGAGATTTTGAAACGCATTTCCGCAATTATTAACACTTGAAAATTTTGATCAGAATTGAAAAGTTTTGAAAAGAGAAATCGTGAAGTTGACGGGGGTTTCATGAGATTATTTAACAATAGAGCGTGGGGCTTACCCTTGCCCACCAAGTGATGATGCAAATGGACAGGGACAAGCGACTTTTTCTTTTGACGCAGACGACAAAATTTCTTTATACATTCCGAAAGAAATTTTTGACCGTATAGCAGACGCAATTATTGACTTATACGATAATTGAAACGATCGTGTTTTTATTACATGAACCGGCGGACTTTGAATTCAGATCACGGCTTGAAATGTTAGGGTTTGAAATGAAGAATTTGAATATTCTTGATGAACCGCAACATTGACGGACAATGTGACAAATTATGTAATGCTTGATTGAGCTTGAACAATAACAATTGATACAACTTGACGGGATCAGAAAAAAGTAAAAGTTGCAACGATAATCACGTCGGGCGGTGAAATAACTTCTTTGAAACGTCGAAAAATGGACGTGATCGGTTGAGAATTAGGTGGGGGCGGTTGATTTAAGAATATTTCAAATTGTGTTTATAGAGCTTGACAGCTTGTCCAATTTATTGCCGATTGACAACAATGGGATTTGACATATCAAAAATGACGCTTAAAAACAGCGACGACATGAGAAAAAACATATACAATGACTTATTCTTGATGACGTCTTGTTTGAGCAGTTGAAAGTTAATCTTTTATATTGTTATTTTATAAAAAATGAGTTTAGTCCTAAACACAAATTCGGGTTGATGATGAGATAATATCTTATCAAATCAGTATCTTGAAAATAATTACCCAGATATTGACAATGCAATTTTATTGTTTCCAGATAGATATAATAGAACTTGATCAGCACTTGCAACAATAAATTGAATTTCAGCAAATATGCTTTGATGAGTTGTAAGTAAAGATGACTTAAATAATTTGAGAATTCCACCAACATATCAGTCTTATACCTGAAAACCACCTCGTGTATGAACAGAATTGCCAAGTTCATCTACAAATTATCTTATTTCACCACAACCAATTGATTGACTTATTTGAAGTGTGATAGGTAAAAAAATAATTTTACCAACTCTATACATGTCATTGAATTATTTTTCAAATATTACATGAAGAACTTGAATTCTTCATAATGATTGAACAATTACATATTTTCACGAAGCATACTGATATACAAATACAAGCCAACATTCAAATGATCCATGAACAGGTGGTCGAGATAAACGAATGATTTGAGATTATGGTAATAATATACAGGAATGAGAAGCAACAACAAAATATATTACAACATCTTGAATTGTTGTTCAAGCGTGAGATAGACCTATTTTCCAAATAGTAAGCACATATACTCAAAATCTATTTGTGAATTTTTGAAGTTTAACACCGACTGAACCACAATATAAGTTGTCTTCAGTTCAAATTTCAATAGATTAACTTTATCTTTTTAACAATAGAAACAATGTCAGAACTTAATGATCCAATCATTCCAACACATGAGTTTCCGGAAGAAGACGACATGCAAGCATTTTGGAATGATCCAAAAAGTGCGTGTGAATGAATGCAAAAGAAATACATTTGAATGACTTTTGCAGAATATACAGAATATTGGAATTCGTTAAAAGATTACGATTGACCGGTTTGAGAATATCAAGAATTGATAGATCAAGAATATATAAATGTTTATACAAAGGAAAAGAAAACCGTAAAAGTTTTGCATGATTTACCACAACCAGATCCACAAGAAATAATAAACGCAAGAATTCAAGAATTACGTTTGAAATTGATTTCTTGAACAATCACAGACGAAGAACGTGAAGAATTAAAACTTTTAGTTTGATAATTTGATCAATGGAAAAAATCGAAGAAAAAAAAGAAAAAAGGATTTGCAAAGAATGATTACAAATTGAAAGTTGCCGTCAATGTTTATTTGAAACATTGTGCAGATTGAAACAATTTAATTCATAATTTCGGAAATCATGACAGCACCGAAAACCGAAGTTTTACAATTAGAAATGAAGCAAATGAAAGAAACGATCAATAAAATTGATGAAAACGTTTCAAAGATTTCCGCGTTTATTTTCGAATGATGAATTGAAGAAAAGTTTGTTTCACAAAAAACATTTGAATTGACAGTTGAAGCAATGCAAAAAGAAATCGAACAAAAAGGAAAAATAATTGACGAATTGAAAGCAAATCAGTCAAAAGTTATTCGAAT